AAAGTATCCCTTCCAGCCCTCAATGGCGATCGCGACTCCGGCAATGTATCCGTTGCCGGTTGCCCATCCCGGTCCCATTGTCTTTAGGCCCGGATCACATGTCTCCAGATCAATGGCAATTTCCTTTGCCTCTCGTAGTTCGGGAATGCGCTCTGGTGGGAGCCATTCGCTTGGTGTTTGAAATAGTGGTATCTGTGTCATTAATCCTCCTTCATGCAGGTTCTGAGCCGCTTTAAAAAATCACGGCAGTGCTTTCGCCATGCATCGCCCTGTATTGTAAATGTTTGAAACTTGTAGTCATGCGTTGCTATCAGCACAACGCCTTTCCTTATCTTTGTCTTGCACATGCGGTTATGCGCCATGCCGTAGGCGGCCATTTGCGTGAAATAATTTTGAGTGGAATCATAATGTTCCATTTGATATTTTCTCTTTTGCTTGAAGTCAATGACGCACGGCTCGTCCTCGTAGATGCCAATCAAGTCCGCTATGCCCCGATAGTAATTACCAAAATGTAAATGCGCTTCGACGCCCCACACTTCCTGCAGTTGATCTTTTAGTCCTTTTTTAATAATAAGTTTGGCGAGTTTTGTTGCCAGTTTTTTATTGGGATTGAAGTTGTACAGTATGTCCCCTTTTTCATTTTTTATTTTTCCCTCTAAATATTTATGCATGCTTTTTCCAACAGCAATGGAGTGTTGGACAATGCGGTCCGCCTCCTCGTCTCCAATTTTCTTTCTCCATTTCTCCAAAAAGGACTTGTCACTTGTCGCGTCAAGAACGCGCGAGGGAGAAAGCAATCGTTCCTCCGGCCAGGAATATTTTTCCTTGTAGACTGTATTATGCTTAAATTTTAATTGTGTGGGCATTTTTTATCTTTGTTTAATGATTTAATGTACTCCGCTGTTTCTCTTCCTTTTTTTGTTCCCTCGCTCTCATCATCTTTCCATCCAACTGCGTCCTGTATTTCTCCCGCAATGGCGGCGTATCCCGCCATATCAATATAACAGTCTTCCGTTCGTTTATGCTTTAATCGTGCTACTTTTACAAGCAGCATACAAATGGCCGCCTGCTGTGCCGTGATTTTATGTCCTAAAAAAGTACTCCACAGACCAGCAATGTTTTGATGGTTAGTTGTTTTATCGCCATAATCCATATGGCGGTCACCACTAATGATTTTAATTGTCTTTTCTAAATACTCTTTACTCTTCATTTTTTATCTGTATATCCTGTAGCCTTGGGATGAGGATCGTAGTCATCCTTGACATGTGATTGCATTTGATTTCTTCCCCATTCCGCAATGGTATCGGGGTTTATGGAATCCCTTAGTTTTTTTAACAACGCTTTTTCTTCCTCGGTTAATTTTATTCTTACCAGCTTGTTCATTAAAATACCTCCGTGAATTCTCTGTTTGATCTTGATCGAATGACATTCAAGCTTTGCTTTGCCCGTGTCATGCCTACGTAAAATACCCGTCTTTCCTCGTCCTTGTTAAACCAATAGGATTCATCCGTTTTCTTGGACAGATCCGTCAGCAACATAACATTGTCCGCCTCGCCGCCCTTTGCCCCGTGAATCGTTGATAGTTTGATGCGCGGATTATGGGTTATTTTTTGACCGCGACGGAGAACCGCCCGGATGTAAGTGGACTTAAGTCGTGGCATGCTGTCAAACGCTTCAAACCATGGAAAATTATTGCTGACATTCAATCCGTGTTCCTTGGTCAGTGTGTCGTAGTCATACAGTTTTTCCCTGTCAGCCTTCTGCATAGTCTTGTGCCCGCGATTCACCGATCTGTCCACAAGCATATAATAGTAAAAATCCTTGACTTCCTTCAAGGACAGTTCCCCGCCCTTGCGAATCTTTTCCCACGCTTGAATCGCTCTGATGGATTTTGCGTCCACCGATGTCGAACCGTTTCTCTGGTAGTGGTATCCCTCCAGCTTCAGTCCCTCCTCCAACAGGTCAAGATTGTATTTGTTGCGTGCCAGAATCAGCCATTCCCCCTGCATGAGCTTGCTTAACTGTTCGCTGGGGTAATAATTAATTTCTCCCTGTTCATCGCGTGCCGACCATTCCTTGTCAACGCGCGTTTTTACGCGGCTTATTAAGTCATTTGCCTTTTTGTGAATTAAGAAGGGAAGACGGTAGGATTCATTGAGAATCTTTCTCGTTCCTTTCATGTTAATCAAAAATTCGGGTCTTGCTCCCGCCCAACGAAAGATGGCCTGGTCATCATCACCGGCGATGTAAAGTCGTTTCGTTCTTTCCGCAAGTCGCTTGACCATTTGCCATTGCAACCAGCTTAAGTCCTGTGCCTCATCAATGATGACCACGTCAAATTGTGGCAAGGTGTCAATGCCCTTTTTGTTAAATTCAATAATCATGTCGGTGTAATCATATTTGCGTCTTGGAAATTCACCGCCAAACTTGTATTCCTGCATGGCGCGTTCGATGTAATCCAGTTTCAGCCACCCACCCGGCAGGTGTCCCGTATCCGGATGATCAAATTGTGATCTCGCGGGAATGCCGTTGATTTTTGCAAGATCAATTATGCGAGTGAAAATGTCATCGGGCAGGCCGGCGCCGTACGCCTTAATTTTTTTATTGGGATTGCTTAACTTGATTTGTAGTTTGTTGGAGAGAAATGCATAGTCATCATCATTCATGACATCCTCTTCCCTTAGGTTAAGTTCCCGGTAGGCGAAACTGTGCAGTGTTCTGAAATACGCAAAATCCTTGATATTATGGTTAAAGTTTGTTGCGGCTCTCGTGAGCGCTTCCTCGGATGCCTTTGTTGTAAAGGCAAAATAGCCGATACGATTGGGATGTACCTTATTTTTTAATTCTTGTTCAACTATACGAAGAAGATGTGTTGTCTTGCCCGTGCCAGGAGGTCCAAATATTATTTCTCTCATTAAAACACCGTCTTTTCTTCCAGGTTTGGCACCGCAAAGGACTTTTCTTCTTTTCTTGTATAGGGAATCCACCACATGAACGTAGTTTTTCCTTGTACTTTCTTGCGAGCGTGTCCTCCACCAAGCTCCCGGATGATCGCCGTCATTTGTGTTGTTGTGTAATCCTTGAATCGTTTCTTCTCTAAAAATGTTTGTAATGCGTCTGTCTTGAAGTAAGCTCTTCCTTCGTCAAACCATGCCTTGCCCATGTTAATTTCATCAATGTCCAAGGCGGCGCCCTGGTCATCAAGAAATTGTTCCAGCAAGGATTCAAAGCGTCCTTCTTTTCTGATTTCCTTTGGCATTTCTATTACTTCTATATCCCGCAGTAGTTGCTGCAATCGTGTTGTCCATATGTTGGGACGCATGGGATTTGGAATGATATTTATTTTATCCATGCACGCCTTTCTGAACTTGTTTTGATCAAACAATTCTTCCGTTTCCAAAACAATTCTTTGTCCATCTATATTTAAAAACCACACCGATTGGTCACTTTGCAGTTTTGTTAAATCGGAAAAATTATGCTCGAAGGAATCACCAATGCCGTACTGTCGTGATTGGCAAACAACAGGGGAACAGACTGAGCACATTGGCTGATCCTTGCATTTGTATTGATAATCTTTTTTTTCGTGCTGTGTGACTGTTTTTTGAACTTGTGCCGATCCTAATGGCTTTTCCATGTATCTGTGATTAAATTCATCGACTTTAGCCTGCCATTCATTTGGCCATTTCTTTTTGGCGTAGACAGCATACTGGTACAGTGTATTGTCCCGTCCGCCCTCGGGAATTCCCTGCGACATTAATGTTGCAAGGCACGGCGGTCCGTCCTCTAATTCCTTGACTTCTTTTTTTCTCTTTACCTTAAGTTCCCTTAAACTTTTTTCGGACGTACAATAAGTATCATATAGATGAAAGAAATCGTCCAGACTAGCGCTACTGCCATCATCGCTAAACCCATAACGAGTAGTATCGTCCCCACCGTGATAGGGTAAATTAAGAAAGTTTCCAGTATCTCCCCTATCCGCCTTAATTTCAATTTGTTTTGGAAAAATTTCACAATTTGCATATCCTATCTCCGCTGACCATTCCATTAACTTATCACGCACAAGGCTTGCTTGCACGGGTTCTTTTAAAAATAAAAATACATGCGCGCCACCGCTCTTGGAACGGCACATGACCAAAGGTAATTTTAACTCTCGTATGTGAGCAACTATTTTTTTATAGTCCAATGGATAGGTGTCAATGTCAATGCATCCCCATGAACAGGTTGAATCATCGCGTATGGGAATGATGCCAAGACTTGGGTCCTTCCCTTCTAAATGTTCTGTCCATAGCTTATTTGTGACAGGCTCTTTAATGATAAAAGCCTTGCCACCAATTTTACCGTTAGACTTTAGACCTTCGCTCTTGTACTGTCCGTAGGCACGATCCAGACCGCTAAATATCGATTTAAACTTTTCTACTTTATTCATAATAATTTCTTAAAATAAAGGGGGCGATGAACGCCCCCTTTTAAATTAAAATGGGGTTTTACCGTTAGATGAAGTAGAGTTATCTTCCTCGTATTTAACTTTACTCTCTCCTTTGGTAACACTGTCCGCAAATCCTTTTGCAACAGCATAAAGATTAGCGTCCTCAAGCTGTGACTCTCGGCTTACTTCCCATCCATACCAGCTTCCCTTGTCATTGCCTTCCTTAACCGTTTTTAATCGGTAGAAATGACTGTAGGATGGTGGTGTGAACAATCCGTTCGTACCATTCAATTTGAGATTCAACATCATTGAATTCCATTTACGACTTTTTTTCAATTGAGTCGCTTTCATGGTAATAACGGCCGGGGTAGCGCTACCATTATCCTCAACTAAAAGGATAAAGTGGTTACCACACGTTTCAACATAGTTCCCGTTTTCCAGGCGGTCCTTATTGTTTTCATCCCGTGTTGTTTTGGTAAGTATATCACTACTTGCATCATATACGTTGATCGGCGCACCCGATCCTTGTCCCCTGTCAGCCCACTCAACGTATTGACGTTGATACGCGCATGGTAGAACTTTAATGCCCGCTAATCCATCATACAGTTCATTTGTCACTGTATTATAAATCATGCCGGCTTTTGCACCCTCTATATCCTCGAGTTCCGGGGATAATTGCATTAACACCTTTAATCTAGGTGTCGCTAAATCCTCTTGATGAATGTTTTCCAGTCCGCTGCTCGCGTCCTGTTCCATCACTGAAAGATTTAATGCTGGTAGATTTTCTTCCTTCTTAGCAACATTAGTAGCTGCTTTCTTCTTACGACTTTTCTTTGCCATATTAATGCCTCCTTTTGCATTTTACGTTTTGCTAATTTTAGTTTCGGCGCCAATAAAGACTCCGAATTTATCCGTAGGCAACTCACTTCCATTAGTTATTTGCTCACGAACAAACGCTTTCAAGGTCATGGGTTCAACCCAGACCTTCTGTTGAGGCTGATAACCCAACTCTTCTATTTTGTCAATAAAATTAGAAGCGCCAGCATCCTCCCCTTTTCCGAACGTTGCGGAAACTTGATTTTTTATAATATCCCCATGTCCATGGTCACGAAGCCATTGAAACGCCTCCTTCCTGTATTTTACAGGAATGGACGCGTGGATCATTTGTTTAATCTTGATGGATGAACCATCCGTCAATGTTAAACTTTCCAATCCCAGTTCCGACATTCTCGCGGGAATAATTTCTTGTGATAATTTTCGGGCAGCCGTTGCTTTCGCCTTCAGTTGTTCTTCCAACTGCCTCATTTCCTCTTCCAGTGCCACTTGTTCCGCGCACAGGTCAGACATTTCCTTAAGCGAATTGTCACCAATGGTTGGTGTTTTTACATCGCTTTCCATTTCAGCTATTAAGTTACTCATCAATTTCTCCTCTCTCATTTAGGTTAACTTCTACGGGATAGTATTTATACTCTCTTTTATCCCATTTCAAGCATTTAAATTGCCCGCGGTTATTTGTCGCAGCCACGGCGCAGGCAATGCCAATGGCGGACGGATCACCTATCAGTAACAGGTAATCATCGTCATTAAAATTTCTTAGTCTATGCCTCAGTCTTCTCACCGTTGGCCCGGTACTCAAAACAAGTTGGGATCCCTCCGGCAATAACAGTTCCAAAGTGCCGAACTTTTCCGCACTGAGTATGTTTCTGCTTTTTACTTCTTGCACGACATATACTGTCATTCTTTCTCCTTCGTTTGTCCTATATAGCTATTGACAAACCCTTTGGCAAGTATTATTTAATAATTAAGAAATATAGAAGGATTACATTATGGATTATAAATTCAAGACGGAGCCATATGAGCACCAATTAACCGCTTTGGGCGCGTCCCATAACAGGGAAAATTTTGCCTTGTTCATGGAGATGGGCACTGGAAAATCCAAAGTATTGATTGATAATATAGCCATGCTTTATGACAAGGGAAAGATTAATGGCGCGCTTATTGTAGCGCCCAAGGGAGTGTATCACAACTGGGAACGCCAGGAACTGCCCATTCACATGCCGGAACACGTCTTATACCAAATCATTACATGGTCGCCCTCTGAAACGAAAAAACAGCAAAGCGCCTTAAAAAAACTGTTCATCCACGATGAGGATCTGGTTATTTTTTTGATGAATATTGAGGCATTCAGCACGAAGAAAGGAGTGAGGATAGCGGAAAGATTTCTATTGGCCCATTCGGCCTTGATGGCTATTGACGAGTCAACAACCATAAAATCACCAACAGCATCAAGAACCAAAAACGTTTTAAAGTTACGAGTTTTAGCAAAGTATAGACGAATATTGACAGGAGCGCCAGTGACCAAAAGTCCATTGGACCTTTATACACAATGCTTCTTTCT